AGCCAATGAATTCATGCATTGATCGCTTACTGTTGTCAACATCTTGAGATTCTTAAGCGATAAGGCTTTGGAAATCTGCTTATTGAGCAATTTCAGCATTTTGGTTGCCGCATCCAGAAAAATGGACCCAATCTCAGACGCCGTTTTTCTGACCAAGGCTAACATCCTTGACATGGTTCTATGCATGGCGCTGAAAAGAGGATTGAAATTGCCAATATAAAGTGAACCAATGATATACTGAAGATTTCTGTACGCATTCAGACCAGCGCTCACCATGCGATTCCAAAAACTTTGCTGTTTGGCTGCTTTCTTCAGCGCATCGTCATTCTGGGTTATTGCGGCATTGATGCTGGTAAAGTTGTTCTGCATCGCTTGCGTCAAATGGACAACACCCGAGGAGTTGACAACAACCTGCTGCTGAATCTGAACGAGATTGATCTGCGATGCCCGCATCATCAGCATGACCAACCGTTCGGTGGATCGGATCAGCATCTCCATTCGAGCGTTCGCATTTTCAATGGATCGAACTATTGCTGGCACTGAAGGCGTATAGAGCACCAATGCATTCGAAGCCACAGCCCGCCCCCCTTTCGTTATTTCTTCACCTTCCGCATCGCCCTCTTCTCCGCTGCGATGCGCTCGTCGATGCAGGCGATGATGAACGCCTTCTCTTCCCGCGGAAGATTCACGAACTGGCTCGGGAGGATGTGAAGCTTGTGGAGGGCGTAGTAAGCGTAGTTCGCTTCACTGTCGCCCTCCCGGATCAGTTTTTTGCCTCTTCCACGAGCTCGTCCATCTCGACGTCGAAGCCGCTGAGCTCCTGGATCTTCTGCGCGAGCGTCGCGAGTTCGCCGGCAAGCAGCACCTTCTGGACGTACTCCTCGGGCGTATGGCAGCCGAGCTTGCGGATGCTTTCGGCGTCCTTGAAATCCGGCACCAGCGTGTTGCGGATGACGACTTGGAGATTGAACTTCTGCGCGTCGAACTCGACCTTGCGCCCCTTCTTGATCTGCATCGCGCTGCGCCGGATCTCGTCGAACTCGCGGCTCGTCATTGCCTTGATCTTGAATTTGAGCAGGTTCCCCTTCTCGTCTTTGAAGCGCGGGGAAACGACCACTTCCTCGATCAGATTGTCGATCGGATGGCTGTTCAGGAATTCCTGCTGGGTCATGTCGCGATGCCTCCTTGTCGGGATTTGAACGGGAAGGGCGCCCGATCAGGCGCCCGCCACCGGTTTGAACTCCTCGTGCAGCAGGACGTCGCTGAACGTGAACGGCAGCTCTTCCTCCAACACGTCGTCGCTCGACGCATCGAACTTCGCAATGACGACGCTGTCCAGGTTGCAGTTCTTCAGCGTGACCGCCTGCCGGCCGGCGCTGGACTGCGGATCGTCGTTCACGACATACAGATCGAAGTAAAAATCGCGGCCGGTCCGAATGTATTCGAGCATGAGCTTCCGGAACAGCGACGTCACGCAGTAGATCGTCAGCGTGCCGCTGCCCGACCAGCCCGCCGCGCGCTTCGGCGTGTTCGTGCGGCCGAGCACCGGGACGTCGACCTTGTTCTTCTCGATCGTCGCCTCGAGCGACTTCACGTCGAACAGCTCTTCCCGCCTGCCGTTGATCGTGATGAAAGCCTGGGCCTGCTTGCCGGAAATGGCATCCCCTTCATGGAAAATCATGCCGCGTCACCCCTTACCGCACCGTCACGGTCATGTAGATTTTTTCGATCGAATCGACCGGCTGCACCCATTGGTTCACGACGACGGAATCCGGATCGCTGCCGGGCAGCACCTCGATGTCCGCCTGCGGATCGAAGTTCTGCACCGCGCCGATGTTCTGGTACTGGTTCGTGATATTGATGCACTCGGATTTGAACAGATTCCGGCCGTCCGCGTTGTTCGGCACTTTGCCGATGTATTGCGCGCCAAACACCCGCAGGTAGTCGTTGGCCAGCCCGTCGAGCACCCGCAGCACGCGGTTCTTGCTGAACGCCTTGCCCTTGTCCGGCGTGAACGTCTTCAGCGTGTTGATGTCCTGTTCCACGACTGCCCGGCCGTCCGCGGCCGTGAACACGAACTCGCCGTTTTGCAGCGCCGCGATGATCTGGCTGTTCGTGTACCGCGGCGAGGCGTCCACCGCGTCGTCGTAGGCCGTGTAGGTGAGCGATTCGTTCGGAGCGGCGCCGGCCGTGGCCCCGGCCACCCACGCGACGGCCTGCGCGGCCGCCAGCGTCGTGCCGTCCGCCAGCACCACGCCGTTCCTGACGCTGATGACGCCTTCGTGGTCGGCCTCCGGGTAGTTCTCCATCACGACCTGGATCTTCTTGCCCTCCTCGTCGCGCAGCCGCTTTGCGAAAGCGGCGAATACGCCCTTCACCGACGCGTCGGTCACCGTCAGGCCGATCGTGTGGAAATCGTGAACTTCGATCGCCTCGAGATAGTCGAGGTAGTCCTGCGCCGTCACGTCGCCGTCCGAGCCGCCGGAAAGCGGAATCCCGGCCGAGGGCGTGAGCGGCCCCGTGCCCGACCAGGTTACCCAGTCGTTGTCCTTCAGGTCTTCGACCTGCCGCACGGCCTCCTGGTAGTCGACTTCCGCGCCGTCCACCAGCGTATGCACATCGAACTTCTCCGGGTCGTCCACATTCATCGAAATGACGACCTTGATGTCGTTCCCCCGAACGCCGCCGTACCGGGCTTTGATCGTCAGATTGACGCCGTCGCTGCCCGTCGCCTGCGTGCCAGTGTTCAGGCGGTACAGCAGCACCGTGCGGGCGCGCTTCAACGCCTCGCGCACCGGCAGAAGCTGCGGCGCCGTGATCGGATATCCGAGCGAGGCGAACGTGTCGTCGCCCGCCTCAACGGCGATCACCTGCTTCGCCGGGCCCCAGGAGAGCGGAAGCGGCAGGCTGACGATGCCGCGCTCGCCCATTGCGCCGGCAGCCTTCGCCTCCGATTTGAGATTGATGTAGACACCCGGACGCACCTTGTTCTGCGCAATCCAGTTGCCACCAGCCATGATCAGTTCACCTTCCTGCTTGCGAATTGTTCGATCAGCGCGTGGGCCTGATCGAGCGTGTACTGCTCTTCGTCGCGGAGCAGCGCGCGAAGCACGTCCTTTCGGACCGGAGCGATTTTCAGCGAGCGAAGAATTTGCGTTTTGCCGAATTTCGGCGTTTCCTCATGCTTCATCTGACCACCTCCCTCAGATCGAGCGTCTGCATCGCCGGATCGGACCGGGCCGGCTTCCAGATGCGGAACCGGTACTCGACGGAGAAATGAAGAATCCGATCCTCGATTCTGAACTTCATCCCTGTCCCGCGCACCGGCCGCCCGGCAACCTCGATCCACTGCAGCGCGTCAGACATCCTGTCTGCCGCATCGTACCGGTCGTCGTCCGTCGCGTCCGGGTCCACGTATTCGATGACGAACGGATACTGCCGCAGGAACCTTCGGTCCAGCTCCTGCATGTGCCCGGATTCCAGCAACCGCACGACAAAGCACGGCGGATCCGGCTCCACCGGCACCTCATCCGCCACGGGAATGTCCGGGAAACATTCGGCCAGTGCTTCGCGCACCGCCCGGCGTACGTCGTTGATTCCGATGGCTTGCGGCTCGCTCATGGCTCTTAAAGGTTCACCTCCTTTCCCGTGGTCCGGGCCCGGTGCCGCTCCGCGGCGGACCCGCCCGTTCGCATGCTTGTCCACTTCGGAATGAAGCCCGGCGCATGCGTGAACGTTCCGGTTCCGCGGTGTGCTTTTCCGTCAATGGGCACGCCCGGGGCACGGAAACTTGCACGTCATCCACACGTCGTTCGCACGTCATCCGTCTGGCCGAGCGCATCCCGGACCTTCTTCCGCGCCCGCTCGACGTACTGCTGCACCGTCCGTCTCGACAACCCGAACCGTTCTGCGATCTCGGCGTACGTGCATCCCTGGGCCATGTGCAGCAGCCAGCACGTCAGCTCGCGCTCGGTCATGACGGCCATGCAGTCGAGCAGCTTGCGCCGCTCCTCCTCCGTGAGCGGCTCCGTCGACTCGAGCAGCTCCCGGCGGCGGTAGATATCGCGCCGCTCGGCGCCCCGCCGGCTCCCCGGCCGCCGCCCCCGGCGCATCCACTCGAGCGCGTAACGCATGTCGGCCAGCATACCGGACACGGTGCGGATTTCCGCCAACTGCTTCGGATCGTTCCGGTCCAGCCGCTTTTTGTAACGGTTCAGCTCCCGGATGCCGGCCGAATATTCCGCGATCAGTGCCGCAATGCTCATCCGCGACCGCCTCCTTTTATGCAATTGAACGCTTTTGCGTTCGTCTTGATGCCCATAATAAACGCTATTGCGTTCATTTGTCAAGACGTGCAGTTGAAATTTAAACGCATTTCCGTATATAATGACATTGCCGCCGAATGGACGTTCGTAGTTTCCGGCAGTATCGTACGAATTTGCGTTTGCGGGGTGTACGGGTTGGATGCGAAGGCCAAAGTGCTCGCGGAGCTGATCGACCGCAGGGGGAGTCGGCGGGCGTTCGCCGAATCGATCGGGCTTCCGCCGACGACGCTTCAGTCGATGCTGACCCGTGGGGTCGGCAGGGCGTCGATCGACAACGTCATGAAGGTGTGCCGTGCGCTCGGCATTACGGTCGAGCAGCTGGAAGCGATGGCCCGGGGCCTTGAGGAGAACCGCGAGATTTCGGCCATCGCCGCGCATCACGACGGGGAAGACTGGACGGAAGAGGAACTGGAGGAGATCGAGCGGTTCAAGGAATTCGTCCGCATGAGGCGCCAATTGAAACAACGGGAGAATCAGGAAAAACAGGAGTGAGACCATGCTCTACGACAATCTCATCCGGGAGGCGGAGCAGCATGGGATCGACATCTACGAGAAGCCGCTGAAAAAGAGGATCAAGGGGCTGTACGCGGATGGCGTCGTCTGGATCAACAGCCGCATCCCGACCATGAAGGAGAAAGCCTGCATTCTCGCCGAGGAGCTCGGTCATTACCATACAAGCGCCGGGGATATCCTCGACCAGCGCGACATCGTAAGCCGCAAGCAGGAGAAGGTCGCCCGGGATTGGGCCTACGAGAAGCTGATCCCGCTGGAGAAGATCATCGAGGCGCATCACGCCCGCGTGA